ATCTCGCAATCTGACCCTGCAGGTCCGACAAAGTGTCTGGCGCAATGGTCGCCCGCGGCACGTCCAAGACCGGCGCATGCGCCTGGCTACCGTTCCACACCCACCCCGGCGCAACACCCACCTCACTGGTGAGATCGACCCAGACCAGGGCTGGATGAAACATCGTCGCGATCGGCAAATTCGTGGTGAGCAACTCGGCCACCACGCCATCCTGAATTCGGCCATAGACCTTCATAACGGTCTCCTCCGGCTCAATATTCGACCACAACAACGCCGCTGGCGCCGTTGCCGCCAACACCGGCAACACCATAGCAACCGCCGCCCCCAGCGCCCGGCGCGGTGGCGTTCATCGCCGTCGATGCACCAGCGGCGCCCCGGCCGCCACCGCCCATGGCGCCGCCGCCCCCTGAGGCCGCAAAGGTCAGACCGAGCCCTTGCCCGTCCTGACCGCACCCGCCGCCCAGACACAGCGTCGCGCCGTAGCCCGCCCCGCCGACGCCCCCGGCTGAAACACTCGGGCTCGAGCCACCCCCCGCCCCCCCGGTCGCCGAACACAGCGACCCGAACGAACTGGTTCCCCCGAAGGATGCGGTCGCTCCCGGCGATGAGCCGCCCCCGCCGGCGCCCACGGCGACCCAAAACGCGGTGCCCGCGACAACCGGAAAAATGCCCTCGGTCGAGCCACCGGCGCCGCCGCCGCCGCCGCCAAACCCGACCCCGCCGCCACCACCGCCACCACCGCCGCCAACCAGGCGGACCTTGAGCAATGAAACCCCGTTCGGAACCGTCCAGGACTGGCTCGTGCTAAACGCCAGAATCGACGAAAAGCCTGGGCGCAACTGCGGCAACGCATATTGCAGCTGCGGCGCCGTCGGCACCGCGACAATCAGGTCGCCGGTGATCTGCATCACACCCGCCGCAACCGTTATTTCGGCTAGCGGCAACCATCCATCCGTCGAGACCGGCGCCACCGCGGCGCCAATGGCCGCCGGCGCACCCGCGATCGCCTGGAGCGCCACTTGCTGCAATCTTTGCGTCGGCTGTGGCGCGCCCGAGCCACCGGGACCGCTGAACGGCAACGCCGGATTGGCGGCATTGTAGTACGGCAGCACCACCGGGTCGGCATCCACCTCGACGAACTGGGCCTCGACCAACCACACCACAGCGGTTCCCGCCGTCACCGGCGCCGACAGCGCCAGCGCCGTGGCGCCAGCATTGCTGCCAATTTTCACCAACGGCGTTGGATCACTGGGCAAACTGCCAAACGCGGTGGCATCCACCTCGGCCACCTGCGTCAGACTTCCGGCGCCAACCTGCACCGCCATCGACGCTGGCACCGTCGGCGCACACACCAGGCCGTTGAACACCGGTCCGGTTCCCAAGGTCGCCTGCGCCAGCGCGCCGATCGCCTTCATCGTATCCCGCTCGACCGTCAGCAAGTCGGTGTCGAGCGGAATGCTCCCGGGATAGACGATCTGACGATCCATGCCGCACCATCCTCAATTGGAAATTCGCAGCCACGCAATGGAGGCAACCGGCAACATATCGACCACCGCGGCGGTGATATCGGCATCGCCGGCGACCAACCCGCGGCCTGCCAACGGCCGGTAGGCGGTGACGAAACATTGCTGCGGCATCAGCAGACTGCCCCAGGCGCCCGCCGCCCCCCAGGCGATGGCGGTGCCCCAACCACCGGTATCTGTCGCCCGCGCCGGTTCAAGAATGCTCGGCGCGCGTCCCGTCAACTGCGTGAGCTTCGTCGTCATCGCCGCGCGAGTCGCCCGCTCACGCTGCATTTCAAGGGCAAGCCGCCCGCGCAAGGATGCGTCGCTCTCATCGAGCATCCGCCGCATGCGCTGCCCGAAGAAATCGAGCACCACGCGGTCCAGCCAATCGGCCTGCGCGGTCGCCACCCTCGCCTGCAGCCGCACGACCCCCAGCGACGCGAAGAGGCCTGCCCACGCGTTCGAAAATCCGCTCAGCAGCCCATCCAGGTTGCTTGACTGGTCGGCAAACCAGGCCGTCGGCAGAACCGCTTTCAGGCGGCCCAGCATGTCGTTCGCATCGCCAAGCATCTCAGGTCACCAAGACACTGGCGACCGTCACCAGTGCCGTTGGCGCCACCGTCAGGTCGCCGCGTCCACCGTTCACCATGACGTTGGTCACATTGGTGATCGCCGCATCGGTGTCGTAAGCAACCTGCGCGAGGCGCGAAATCGGCAATGGCGCGCCAATCGCCAGCCCATCGATGAACGCCACCAACGCGGCTTCAACCGCCGCATCGACCACATCCGCCGCCACCGTCGGCACCACACTGACCTGCATCGTCACCGTCACCGGCACGAGCTGCGGCGCAACGACGGCGAAACTGGTGCCGATCGGGCGCACCGGATCAACCGCCGCCGCCACCGCCGTCAGCAGAGCGCTCGGCGGAGATCCGGTTCCATCGTTCAGCGTAATGGTGAAAAAACCCATCCGCGGCATACCGGCCGGATCGACATTCTGGCTGATCGCGTAGGTCAGGCCTTGCCGAACCGAAAGGATCGCATTGGCCACCGCCAGCGGTGTCGCGCGATTGCGGCTGTCAAGAAATCCGGCGAACCGAGCCCGCAGCGCCGCATCCGTTTCCGCGTCGGCGCCTCCCACCATCGGTGCAGCGTTGCCGACCGTGTCCACCCCAGGCATCGCCGAGACCAGTTGCGCGATCGCCCCGATCTGCACATTGCCAGCCTGGCCAATCGCCTGTGCCTGCACGGGAACGCTCACAGTCGCGGTTCCAGCGGCAATCAGATAGCCGTTCTGCGCCGCGCTCCAGGCCGTGTTCGTCACATCGCTCAGCACCGCGAACGTTTGCGTCCCGTCAAGACTGCGAACCAGCGCCCCAACCGGCACCAAAGCCGCGATCGTCGGTGTGAAGCGGGCGAACGTCACCGCGCCCGCGGCCGCGACACCGGGCAATCTGGACACGCCAAAGTCACCCACCCAGCTATCCAGATCGCCACCCGTGCTGGTCGCCGCCCGCGTCGTTTGCAGCACGCAAAGAATCAACCACTGCATCCATAACGCCACCGACGCATTGGCTTCCAGCACGACCCGCAGCACCGAACCGATGGTGAGATCCACCAGTTGCGAGCAGGCGCCTTGCACAGCGCCGGCCATCGTGCCAACCAAATCGTCGAAGGTCCGGAGTGACAGAACGCTCATGAATTCACCGAAAACGACAAAACCTGCGTGGCGCCATTGAAGGCGTCGACGTAGCGGACGTGGACATAGACCGTCCCATCGGCGCCGACCTGGACGTCAATGACCGGCTCCGGTGTGGGCGCCACACTGTTTTCCTTAAAAATCTGGCTTCGAATCACCGATCGGATCTGCGACTGCGCCGCGGTCTGGCCAACGAACTGACCGAGGCCAGCGCCATAGTCCAAATGCCAGATGTAATCCCCGGGGTTGGTGAGCAATCGGCGGAGCACGCGCTGCTGACCGAACACCGAGCCCGACACCACCGCCAGATCACCCGTGGTGCCGACCTGAACATCATTGCCCCACAGCTGCGCCAGATCGGTCATTGCACAATCCTGTTGCTGCTTCTTAAACGAATACCGCACGTAATGTTCGGAAGTCGCGACCGCGATTCTGGCAGCCTCTAGTCCGGCGCGTCCGAAACACTGGTCTGTCCGCCACGGCTATCGGTGTGGTGATGTTGGTCATAGTGTGTCCGCAATGCCGACAGGGCACCATGCTGATCATAGACATCGCCGGCGACATGAAGATCACCGCTCAGCGTCCAGATCGCCGCCTGCCCCTCGACGCTGCCATCATTGCGAAACCGCAGGAAAGATCCGCTGCGATGCACGATCCAGAACTCGCCGCATTGCGGCGCGACACCCGCCACCACCGGCGGGCTCTGCGTCATGCTCCAGCACGCACCGACGATCACGCCATGTTCCGCATCGCCTTCCTGCGGCACCACCATCACCTGGTCGCCCGGCGAGGGCAGGCACGCCAAACCCCACCCGGCGCCAATCCACGGTGACAGAACCGGCAGCCAGCCACTCAGCACATTTTCCGGCTGCAACATCACCCGCGCCGCATACCGGGTCGGATCGACGGAACTGACCACACCGAACCGCGGCTGTCCCTGCGCCTGATCCAACGTCGCCGCCTGTGCCTTCATGCGGTTCAGGAACGCATCCATCGGACCTCCTCTAAGCGGGACCCTCAAACAGGCAGGGCCGTCGCAGATGAACAGCAAGGCGGGGGCTCCGCCCCTCGACCCGGCCAGGAGGGAG